CCCTTGATAGGTGTGAAGTTGAATGGGTTATACAATGATGGAGTTCATTCTAGAGGTACATATGGTGCGTATATGTAACCTGTTTCTAACAAAGATGATCCTTTGTGACCCAACAACACGTGGTTAGCTGGGAAGTAAGGGTCTCTGTAAACTTGGTATCTACCTGCCAAAGTACCTACTCTTTCAATACCCATGTTATATTGGTCCTGTTCAGGTGCTGCGTTTGACACGTGGAAGTATTCCAAATCATCAAAAATTGCACTAATTTCAGAAGACACAACAATCCAGTTAGCTCCACCTCTCAAAGTAGATTTGTGAATCTGTGCTGAGATTTGGTTAACTGCGGTAATCAAAGTTTGGTTCCAATCTTTTTGTGTGTATGATGTAGTCTGAGAAAGTCTCTTCCATCCGTTGTAATCCCATCTTAAGTTCCAAGCCGCACCTTTTCTCAAATCTCTTAAGATTTCTCTGTCGATTTCAGCCGCGATTTGTTCTGACAATAAAGCTGTTAATTCAGCCTCAGCGTCGATGTTATGGAATGCTGCAACGTCCTGTGCTAATTCAGGAGACCACTGAGCTCTCAATTTTCTTTCAGTTACGGAAACTGTTACAGATTCCAAATCAAAAGAAACTTCACCAATTTTATCTTCAAATTCTAACTCTTCATATCTTCTAAATACTGCGAAGAATGAAGCGTCAGGTGCTAACCCTTCACCACCTGTAGTGTAACCTGAGTAACCATCAAGTGAGTTAGTTGCACAATCAATACATACTGGTTGTTGTAAATCAACTTCCAAGTAAATACAACCGTTAGCGTCACAAGTATTCCAGAATTTTCCACCTGAACCTGTAGAAGCCCATGAAGTTGATGCGTAACCTCCGTACTGTACAATACCTTGACCGTAGATTTGAGTTACAACTCTGAATAACAATGGGTTAGAAACACCATTGATGTCTGACATAGAAAGACCTGAGAAAGAACCTGTTCCTGAAGAACCTGCAGATTTCAAAGTTCTGATTTGTAAACTAGCCAAGAATTCTTCAGTGTCCATTTCGTTACCGTTAGGACCGATTAATTTACCTGCGCCTGTATCAGCAAATCCACACATCTTAAGAATAATTTTTCTATATTCTGTGCTAGCACTTACACCCCAATCAACTAAGTTGCTACCAACCCATCTCTGAGTCAAAGTAGTTGAAGTGATTGCGGACCATCTACCTTTAGAGTAGTCAAACAACCCTGGAGGGTCCAAGTCAGCTTCGTTACCTTCATAGAATAAATCGTAAAGATTTTTCTTGTAGTAAGGATTGTAGTCACCTGTGCTGTCTGCCGCCAAATAACCTGAATCAGGATTACCTGGGTAGTTTCCTGGAGACCCCATTGGTGCGTAGTGCTGACCTGATTGTGCATCACCCCATGCTGGAGATGTCAAAGTACCACCTGAGTAACCTTGAATTTTAGGTACAAAGTAGAACAATTTACCGATAGGTAAGTTCATTGCTTGTACAGAAACGATGTCGTTAGCCAAAAGTTTAGAGAATACTCTTCTCACGATTGGGAATACAACTGTTTCAAAAGAACCTGAATCTGTGGTTGAAGCCGCTTCGTTAATTAAGAAAGACGCTTGGTTTTCGTACAACTGCGCAACATTTTCTTTTAAGTGACCTCTTAGACCTTCTAAGAAACCTAGTTTATCCCATTTGTTAATAGTGTCTTCTTTGATAACCTTAAGATGCTTAAGACCAATGTTACCTACAAGACCTGAATCTAATAATGCTCCCATTTTTATTTTTATTTAATTTTTATGTTTATTTTTTTTATTTTTGTAACTTACCCATCAAATCTTTCATTCTTAAAAACTGAGGATTTTCGTAAGTTTTAGACTCAATCAAATTAGTTGCTGAGCCTGTTGATGCTGTTTTTTCAATCTTTCTTTCGATAGATTCTGTAACAACTTTATTGTTTGTTGTTTGTGACAACTCGTTTTTAATAGCGGAATACAACGATTTAGATTCTTTAAGTGTTTCTACATCATCAAATCTTCTAAGAATATTAATCTTTTCAGTTTTAGATGTTGAATGTTCTGTAAACAACCTAGTCGCGTATGCTAAGTTTGAATTAAACACCGCAACTTCATTAAGTTTTTCTCTAAAAACGTTGAGTGCTTTTCTGTACTCTTCATTTTTTTCTCTTAGAGTCTCAATCTCTTGTTGTAAAACTTCATTTTCATAAACAAAATTTCTATTTGGTGTAATTCCTTTTCTTAAACCACGACCTTCTTTAGAACCATTACCGTAAGTTCTTGCAGCTTCTTTGTATTCGAATTTCTTTTGTCCAGGTTTCATACCAACACCTTTTGGTTTTGTTACAAATGACCCTTCTTTAGTTTCTTTCTTTACAACGTTACTGATTCCTTTTTCGGGTAAAGTTTCTTTTTTATATCCATCAACTTTGGTTTGTTTAGTTGGTTTTATTGGTTTTGACATATAATTACCTTCTTTTGTTTCACCTTTCTTCAAACCTCTCATTGCTGATTTCATGGTTTTATTTTCTTTAGCTTCGCCCTTATTCTTCATTTTACCCATAACAGGTTTTATCATGTATTTTGCTTCATTGACATCATCGTGGTACATTTCGTCCATTTCCTCGTCCATTTCCTCATCCATTTCTTCGTACATTTCTTCGTCCATTTCTTCGTCCATGGTAATTTCATAGATGGTTTCATCAAACTCACCTGAGTCATAACCCATGTCTTCATCCATTTCCTCGTCCATTTCTTCGTCCATAGTGATTTCGTAAACGGTTTCTGAATCTTCGGGGTCATATCCCATGTCTTCGCTGAATATATCAACATTGGCATCTTCAATACCCATTCCGTCTTCATCTTCTTCTAAATCATATCCCATGTCTTCGTTGAATACTTCAGAATAAATATCATCTACATTAGAATAATCATCTTCATAAACATCGTCATAACTTTCGTTCATTCTAAGGATGTATTCAACATCGTTTTCATCATCTTTAATGTGAATGTTGTCACCATCATTTTGAACTAAAATTTGGTCTTTGTTAGGGTCGATTTTCTTAAATAAGTTCCAAAGTTTTTCGCCGTCTAATCCTGTTGCGTCAATTACATCATCATCTTCTGGTTCCATCATCGAATCAGGTGACATTCCCATCGAATCTACGTCGTCATCATCAGCACCTAAATCATCATCGTCACCTTCAGGTGATAATGAATCCATAGTGTCATCCATGTCATCCGTGTCATCAGGCATTTCGTCTTCATCCTGTTCCATTGACTCTTTTTTCTTAGTCTCTTTAATTAAAGACTCTTTTACTAATTCTGAGATTTCTTGAGCCATTGTTGCTCCAAGTATTCCTTTTGCATTTTCTTGCACTACGTCTTCCAAATTTTTCATTTGTTGTAATGCTTCCTGAACTAAATCTTTTTCAGTCATTTCAAGTTATTAAATTGTATATAATAAATATACCCCAACTTGAAAAAAGTTAGATTCTTTGATTTAAGAACCCAATAAAAACAAAAAACCCCTCGATTCGAGGGGTTTTGATTACGCTTCTATCACTTCGTCAATTTTACTTTCAGATACCGATGTTATTCTCCAATCGTGTTGAAACCCTTGGTATCTACTTGTTACTTTAGCTTCTACATCAGTAACAGAGAATGCTTTAACGAGTTTTTCTTCTCTAATTTTTTTAATCTTTCCTGATTCTTCATCGGGTAAATCATAAGTGATTTTTGCTACAAAATATTTTTCGTCCATGTCAATTAATTTATTTTGATAAATAATCGGTTAATTTCTTCATTAAGTCAACTGATTTATCAATTGAGCCTTGCGATTTCCTTTGTATTTCTTCTTCCAAATTTTCTTCAAAATTACTTCTTTCTTTTGGGTCCAAGAATAGATACGCGCCAGGTGTAGACGGTGACGATACTAAATCAAAACAAATTAATTCAAAATCGTCTTGCACTTCATTTCTTTCACCTACTTTTTTTAACGAACCAACTCCACGAGAAGAAATACCTAAAGTAACCCCCTGTCTTAGTAAGTTAGCCGCTTGGTCTCCCTTGGTTGAAACAATACCTCTTTCATGAAAACCTGGCGAAGTCAATAATTTTAATTTACCCATCAAAATTATACCATCCCACCAAATGTCAGTGATAATGTGTGATACACGGTCCAAATCAATTAAAGATGATTCAGGGTGGTTCAACTCTGATAAAGAGGTACCTTTTTGAATCATCTTTTTATAATTTTCCGATTCTCTTTTCAAAATCCTTTCAGGATATATTCTTCCGTTTCTATTTGGTGTGTTGTATTTTTGTAGTACGGCATAGAATTCAAATGGTTTTGAATAATCTAACATGTCCTTCTTCATTTGCTCCATCAAATGAAGGTTGTGTTTTTCGGTTGGGGAAATGTATCCCGCATCGTACTCAATCAAAATACCACGCCCCGTATCGTTTGGTCCTAAAATCTTCATAACTTTTAGTTATAAATATAATGGAAGATTAAATTGTTTGTTTTTCGGATTTAGAAATAGTAAAATCAAAGTGAGTGTTTTTCTTTAAATTTTCTTGATAAATGTATTTTGTCAATTTTTTTAATTTGTCTTTTAGTTCTGTAGATTTAAAATCAATTTCTTTATTTAAGAAAAAAGTAACCTCTAAATTTGTAAAACTTTTTTTACCTGTTTGTATTCCGCTTGTTCTTAAATCTAAATCAACAATAAAATTTGTATTAAATAATGTTGTATCTAAAATATCTGAAATGTTTAATTTTATGTTTCTACTTAAATTCGCTACAACTCTGTCCCAATTTTCTGATGTCTGTATTGGATTTGCCCATGTTTGAATGTTTAGATAAACGGATTTTAGGTTTTTCGAATCAACTGTACCATAAATAACTTTAATAGATTCAAAACCTATTATTTTTGCTGTTTTGCCTTTTTTCATTAAAAAATATCATAATAGAAAAGTTTATTTTTTAAAAATATACACATAGTATATTCATCAGTCAAACTTTTTCCACTTTTCGTATTATTTAGTATATATGCTAGTAGTAAACATAGACAAAAACACTAATTTAGAAAAAGCCTTAAAAACGTTAAAAGGTAAGGTTATTAAAACCAAACAAAATGAGGAGTTGAGAAAACGTACAGAATACGTTAAAAAGACGACCTTGAAACGTGAAAAAATGAAAAAGGCGAAATACAAACAATCAAAACAGAGTAACGACTAATCAACCTAAATTTTCGTATAGATTCTTTAATCTAACGTAGTTGAATTTGTTGTACTCTTCTTTCTTAACATGCGTAATAGTTTCGTTGATTTTGTTCTTGGTAAGTTCGTCGTGGTTACCTTCAGAAACGACCATTAATTTATCTAAAGTTTTTGACTTAACATCTTCAAATAAATTTTTTAATTCTTTGTCGTCTTTAGATAAAAGATTTTTTAAACTATTCTGAGTGGATTCATCTAATGAATCGATATAGTTTTTTACCACATTTTTTCTGATAACCTCAACTGAACTTAAAGGAATATTAACACTTTCTTTTTGAATTGATTTTTTGGTCAACGACTCAACTATTTTTGATTTTGCTAATATTTTTTCTTTTAATTTCAGAGGGTCATTGTTTATCAAATTATCTATATCAGAATATCTATTCTCACAAACAACTTTAGAAATCCAAGGATTGATTGATTTGAAGTTTGTTTTAGATGATAAATCTTTAATTTGTGAAAGAGATTCCGTAATAAAATCTTCAGCAAAATTCTTATCAAATCCTTGTTGTTTAGATAGCTCCGAATACAAAAAATACATTTTTGCAACGTTTTTATTTTCCAAAACTAATTTTTGGAATTTTTTGATATCATTTTTTAAGTTTTTGTTAACGTAAGATTCTGACAACAAAAACTCTATTTTACTAAATTTTTCTCCGAAGTTCATGATAATAAATATTACGATTTTAATATTCTGTTTAATTCGTCATCCATTTCATTCAGAGAATTTTTAGCTTTACCCAAATCTAAGAAATCATTTGGGGTCAAAAAGTCTCCTTCCAATAGAATGTTTATTTTATCCATTTTCTCTTCGGGTAACGTTCCGCCACCCGCAGCAAGTTCCTCACCACCAGGAGGAGGTGGAGGCGGAGGTGGTGGTGGTGCTCCGCCACCTAAATCAGGAGGTGCTCCACCTAATTCCGCTCCCGGTGTTGGAACCGCTCCACCTGTTTTACCGCTAAGTTGACCGTACAGTTTGTCAACATTATCAAATAAACCTGTTTTTGGAATTGCAGTTGCGGTATTTGTGAGTTCAGCAGAAACTGCCTTTTCTAATCTTTGTTGTTGTAAATCTAATTTTATCTCATCGTCAGAAAAACCAAGTATATGTTTTTTAGCCCAAGATTGTGATGTTGGTGCAATACCTTCAATTGGTGTTACCGCATCTTTATAAAGTAACATTTTTTCTTTCCAAACATCAATCGCTAACAAGTCTGCCTGTTTAGATGGGTTTGTCAACCCTAAAGTAAAGTTACCTAATTCATCTTCGAACCCTAACAAGAATAAATGTATAATTGCTATTTTATTAAGTTCTGCAATCATGGATTTTTGTATTCTGTTAATTGTACGAGCAAAACGAATATCTAACAAAGACAAATTCTTACCGTCACCCACAACTTCTTCAAAACCTAAAAACGCTTTAGGAATTCTTAATGCGGTTAATAATTTTTTCTGAATGTATTCAATATCAGCAATTTCTGCCAAGTTCTGCGCTCCTGGTAAAGTATCGATTGGACTTGGCGCGGCAGGGTCACGTACAGGTACAAAATAATCTTGGTCAACCGCCATTTGGTTAAATCTCATGTCTACGTTACCTGTTTTTGAATCGGTAACTTGGTCTCTTTTAAAGTTGTTTGCAAATTTTTGAACATATGGTTGAACGTCTTTGTCATCCATGTTACCAACGTAAACCTTGAATACACGTCTTTCAGGTGCTCTTGATGTTCTGTAAATTAACATTGCGTCCTCAGCCAATACTAACTGTTTCCATGTTCTTCTTCCTTTTTCCAACATAGATGTTCCGTAAGGCAATCTTCTATCGTCACCCAATAAACGGAAGTGAGCAACCTCCCAAGATTGGTATTCCATTTGTTTGTTCTTCCACGCAAACTTAAGGGCTTTTTGTTCGTTCTCTGCGGTTGCCACTGTTTGTGGTGTCATACCTCTCTCAATACGCTCCATTTCAATATTAGGTAGTTGGAAACAACCCACAATTCCTTTTTCAGGGTCCAATTTTAAGAACACAAAATTATCACCATACTTACATGTGTTTCTTGTCCACATAGGTAAGTTGGTGTTAATGTCCATTACATTGTTAAACAAATCGGTTAATATTGATTTTATTCTTTTTGATTCGGAATAAATCTGTAACATGTAACCATCTTCATCTACAGTAGTAGATTCTTCGGCGTACGCATCTAACGCCGCAGAAATTTCAGGAGTATATTCCATACTTTCGTAGTCATAAAACGCAGAAAGTCTTGTTGGTTCGTAATATACGGCTTGTTGATACAGATTGTTTTCAATCTTCGCCCATTGATTAGATAGAAACGCAGTTTGTTGTGCCTGTAGTTTTTCTAACTCATATTGAGCTCTATCTGTAGTTCTAAGTAATTCTTTCTTATCGTATTTGTATACTGGTGAATCTTGACCAAGAAGTGAATCAGGACCAAATGTCTGACTCAGCCTTTGCCATATTGTTAAATTATCGCTCATATCTTTAAATATAATTTGATATTGATTTATTTAAACCCCATTCCTCCGAAGACCCATCTATAATCTTGATAATCTTGTCTTGTCGGTTGATTTCTAAAAATATTCTTATTATCGTCATTAACAAATACCGGTATATTTGGATTAAAATCGGTTATTGCGGAATTATCGTGTTTATTTACTGTCCAAGATTCTAACATAACTTTTGTTAAATCGTCCACTTTTTTCAATTGAGTGAATGACATTTCACTTACATAAATCGCCATTGCCAAACTCATTAACAAGTCATCATGCTGACCTTTCATGTGGTCGGGTCTTCCATTTATATAAACAAACGTGTTCATTTCATTCAATAATCTTAATGAATAGATTTTAAAACCATGTCTAATTCCTTCTTCAAACGAACTGATAATTTGAACACGTTTAGAATTGAAGTTGATGCCAGGTATTTTATCAGCGGTCTTTGGGTCGTATTTCCATTTATTTCCCATTTCAACACCATCAACATATAAATCCCTATATCCAAGTTCTTGTAGTTTTCTTGATGTGGCAACCCCCATACCACCGGTAATATCGACTACAATATACGCCGAATACATAGTAGCCCATTTGTAGGCAATTTCAGCCAACATATCAGGAGGTGTTTTTCCAACATACTCCAATACTTGTTCTCTTTCATCAAAATCGATAATTTGGATTGATGAAAAGTCTTCAGAGTCGCCACGAGATACGTCGACACCCATAACATATTTGTGACCCATAATAGGTTCTTTCCAAATCCACAAACTATTTGTCATCATTTTTGATGACGGTTCTTTTATCATAGTTTCGGAAATTTTGTGAAGCAAATTAGAATCAAATACGTTATCACCTGAACCCAAAAAATTACATTCTAATTCCTGTGATATTTTTCTTTTGTCAAATTTAAGTTTTTTAACCATGGATTCGAACCAAGCCGAACATGGTTTGTACCCTTGGGAAATTAACTCTTGAACCTTTTCAATATCCCTTTCAAATGGATTACCACTTAAATCCAGTATTTCTGTGTTTGGAAAATTGTTTCTATCTAATAGATAATCAACCAAACTTTCTGTTTTTACCATGTATAAATCCCTCGTGTATCTTGGGTCACGGTACCAATACATGTCGGAAATTTTAAATTCGTTAACCCCTTTGTTTGCTTGTTCGTAAATACTGTAATAAATTGGGTCATATCCGTTTGGGGTTGAAATTACAATCACTTTACCACCTGTGGAAAGTGATGCCATACAAGCCGCCCAAAAATCATCGTCAGCGTCTATATAAGCCGCCTCATCAAATATAAGTATGGTTGGGGTATAACCACGAAGTGCGTCTTTTGATGTTGCCACCGCTTTTACTTCACACTTATTTGTTAACTTAAAATGTCTTGCTGCATTTTTTTCAGGAGAAAAACCAACATTCAACCACTTGGGCCATTGTTCGGTAAATTCTCTAACTTTGTTTGCCATTTCCACTGCGGTGTCAAGCTTGTTGGCGATTATCAATATTTTTTCAGGTTGTTGTGAATTAGCGAAGACTAATTTTTTAGACACCCAAGCGGCGGTTACCGTAGACACACCCGCCTGACGATACTTTAACGCAATGTTTTCGTTATATTTATCATAATCTTCAATTAACCTTTGTTGGTCAGGAAATAGTTCCAACGGAACATATTTTGATTGTGTGTTGTCGTAAGTTTGTAAGTACGTTTTAAGTGCGTAGTATGTACTTTTAATACATCTCGCTTTCTCTAAAAGTAACTGTTCTTTAGTTATTGCCATAAAAAAACCCTATATCAATAAATATAGGGTTATTCTTATTATTTGGAGGTATCTATTCCGAGACCTTTTAACATTGAATCCAAGTCATCAAAACCTTCATCATCAGGACCTGATGGTGGTGTTTCATCGTCATCATCACCATAGTAGTCTTCTTCATCGTCTCCACCACTTAAATAAGTCTCACGAGCCTTTTTAGCATCCCTTAAAACATATTCAAACTCTCGTTTCGCCTTATCATTATCTCTTGGATTGTCAGACAAAACATTTTTAACCAATTCTAAGAATTCCTGTGCGGGTTTTTTGTAAAAATACATTTTAAACCAGTTCATCAAATCTCCCGCATCTTCATCATATAGTTCATTTGGCAATAAACTCCTTAACTTCTCAACCATTTTTGGACCCAATCTTAATTGGTCAGGTTCTGCCATCATAGTATCAGTTTGACCCATAACATCCGCCGCTAATATAGGATTTTCAGGTAATCCAAATCTACCCAACGCAGACTCAACCGCCTTACCTAATTCGTGAACCATAATTACAAATGTCGTTGCCCTAACAGTTAATTTAACACCTGGTTTTGGACACCAATTTGTGTCATCATCTTCAGGATTTATATTTGATGTTACTTGTTCTGTCTTACACAAATATTCCGCACCATTAAATTGAACAATGTCTCTTTTGTTGTATGTTTGACCGGCTCTCCATTCAGGATATCCTTCTTCTTCGTCATAATTAGCTTCAGAAGAACCGCCAGCGCCTTCACCTGAACCCGACATTTGTTGTATCATATCGTCCATAGTCCAATACAACAAATCGTTTATTGCCATAATTCTTGTGTATGCGGGTTGTAATTGAGGGCTAATGGCATTTAATGCCGTGGCAACTTCTGGGTCTAATATTATCCAATGGAATTTTTTTGCAGCTCCCTGAATTAAAGAGTTAATAATTTGTCTTTTGTGTTTTTCCAATACAAAATCTTCATCGGTTCTTTCTATCTCGGGAGTTTCAAAAGAAGGGAAATCAAAATTAGGTTCATTTTGTTCTTCTTCGTCATCCTCAGGTTCCGGTTCAGGTTGTTGTCTTCTTGGTTCAGGTCTTGTTCTAAATGTTGACGAAGGGATTCCATATAAATCAACAAAACCAACATCAAACAAGTAAGAACAATCGGTTATCTTATACTCTTTTTGGATAATATCTATAGCATAATTAATCAATTCTTGTGCGGTTTGTTGATTTGATGTTTCTAAGTTAATCACTGTTTGAACATCTCTCATCAATTGCATTGCCAACATATTGATTACCGCACTTGACGATAGGTCATCCCTACCTGTAAATCTACGCGCCATTTGAATAACTTCAGCAAATCTTTGACTTGCATTTTTCTCAAGGTAAGAAGTATCCCCACCTGTTTGAGGAATTGCGGGATTACCTTGGAAAATAGTTTCTCCGCTAGCCAATCTTCTTTGGATTCCTCTTGCGGGTCTTTCGGGCATATCCCCAAAATCCATAGGTGCTTCAGTTCTTAATTTTTTTGCCATTTTATTACTTACCCAATAATTGATTTAATGCCTGAATAAACATTGACTTATAGTCTTCTGCTCTTGGTTTTTCTTTTGGTGTTTCTTTTGGTGGTTGGTAGGGATTTGGTGTTGTCTTTGGTCTTGTTCCTGGTTTAATTTTAGGAGGTGCTGTTTTTGGTTTTGTTGCGGGTTCCGCCATTACTGTCTCCATAGGATTTGATTTTTTAGAAGAATACATTTTTCCAATTGGTTTGTCCAATTTTTTGAAACTAACCATTTGCATGTTTTCTTTAACCATTTTTATCAAATCATTTTTAGTCATACCAGGAAGGATATTTGATTGTACCATGTTCATCACTTTTGATTCCAACAAAGATACGTAAGGGTCTTTTCCTTCCTTCAACGATTGCTTAACATCTTTTACACATCTTTCGTATTTGTTTTTTTGTTTTGCTGACCACTGACTTCTTTCAGTGGTTTTAAACTCTTTACCCATTTGTGATGTGCAGATTGCCCAAGCGTTATATTTGGATTTTTTCTTACCTTCGGTGAACTCACCCGTACCGTCGTCATAGTTACCAAACCCGTCATCAGATGCGGGACCAACTTGTTTTGCATCTTGACTTCTAGCCCCTTTTTCAAAGTCCATTGGGTCTTCTTCGGTTTCTCTCATTTCTTCTTCATAAGTCATGTAAGGTATTTTTTTTGCTTGAGCGTCTTTTTCAGCTTGTGAACCGGCAGGCACTTTTAGAGTACCCTTAGTTTGGGGTTGTTCACTCAAATATCTGTTGTGTAAAGTATTTAACTGACTGTCAGTTAAATTTATTAGGAAATTTGACGGTAATCCGTTTTCCATTAAAAATTTTATTTTATTAGCTCTCATAGATTTCTTCTTTTTCAAAATGTATTAACAAATCTCTTTCGTACAACTTGTCTTTTATGGTATCTTCCGAATCGCCAAACTTAAAAACTAATCTTTTTTCGTTTTCACATGATTCATCAGTTTCCCAGGCTAATGCAATTACATCCTCCATAGCATCTGTAACCGCAAAATAATCGGAGTTTTGAATTAATTCTAATATTATTTCGGTATTTTTAAGAACTCCAACTTTTTTTATGTAGTTAAGTTCGGGGGGAAGAGGAGCTCCGTGTGCCGGTTTTCTATCCCATCCTTCCCCCCAAACATCAAATTCGTCACTAAATATGAACTCATACATATTATCACCTTTGTAATTAGGTCCTAAACCATTTACATAGATTAGATGACTCATAGAATTTCGCCTCTTGGTGTGATTTTGATTTGAGTTCCCTCGTGTTCAAAAATTAAATTATCTTTATTGGTTTTACCAACTAATGTAAATTCAGAATTTTCTTTAATTATAAATTCAGATGCCATTTGTTGCTCAACGGTCTCACTAAGTTTCTTTATCTGACCTAAAGTTCTTTTAATTTTATCCGCTCTTTCCACACCCTTTTGAATCTCAATATTTTTCTTGAATTTTTTTTCTGACTCAGAAATATTGAAGTATGATTTAAGAACTTTATCTACTTTAGATTCTGCAAAAACAGAATCCATTATTTTACTAACTTTTGTAGTGTAAGGATGATTGTCGCCGGGTTTGTATCCTTTACCGTAAGTAGGGACTTCTTCAGTCATTTCTCCTTCTGGTTCAGGAATTAACCCTCCTTCATCTCCTTCATCACCAATGTCCATACCGTCAGGTTCAGGTATCAATCCTGATTCATCTCCTTCATCGCCCATATCTTCAGGCATTTCTTCTAATCTGTCAATGATGTCTTGTCTGTCGTCTTCATCGAGTAAAGAAACATTTAAAGCCGATAATATTGAGTTAATTACATACTTTACGTCATCAGAAGTCATTCCGACAGAATCGTTAATCATTCTGATTTTTTGACCAAGTTTACCTGTTAATTTTTGAATCGTTTTCATTGTAACCTCGCCTTCGTCATCAGGTTCCGCAGGTTCAATATCTCCCTCTTCTCCACCCATATCAGGAGCCAAATCACCTTCATCACCCATACCAGGTTCAGGTGCTAAATCACCGCCCATCTCGTCACCAGGTGGTGGAGGTGGCATATCATCTCCTCCTGTTGGTGGTGTATCTCCGCCATATGATAGACCTGTTCCTCCGCCCGGTTCTGCGGGTGCTGGCGGAACATCTGCCATTGGTGGTGCTGGTGTATCATCGCCCTCAGGTGCTTTTGGTTTTGGTGTTTTTAGTACAAATTTTTTCTGTTCACCAAACAAAGAGATACCCTCATCATTACCATGGAGTATGTTTTGTTCTTTAATCATTAAGTTTAGTCTTTTAAGTGCGGAACCATATGAGTCGTAATGCTTTCTATTTTGCATTTGGTCTATGTATTCTAAAGACTCGTTAACTTTTTTCTTGATAACGTAACCCAATTTTTCTTTTACAATATGGTATTCATTACCATCAGCCAAAGTTCTACTATATTCATCTTTGGATGTTTCGTTTATATTTGAAGGGCGGACTTCTTTATAATTTGCAATTTGCAAAATTCTTGAAATTTTATCCTGTCCTTGGAGTTTTTCACTACCGATTGGTTTTAAATCTGCCATGATATAGTTTTTTATTTTATTTTATTATGAGTTTAATCCATCAGGTCCGCCAATTACGACTGCACCTCTTTGGTATATAGTTACGTTTTCCTGTGCGTTTGCTGCTGCTGGATGTGGAACTGTTGTTGGTGTATAGGTATAACCTGTTAATCCTTCGTCGGGACAAATTACACACATAAAATACTCAGAACCTGTTTCAATCGAATAAAAGGGAGTAAATGAGGGTGTAGGTGTTGACGTTTGTGTAGGGGTTTTAGTTGGTGTTATTGTTGGGGTTGATGTTTTAGTTGGTGTATTGGTTGGTGTTGGTGTATTAGTTGGTGTCTTAGTTTGTGTTTGTGAAGGTGTTGGTGTGTTTGTTGTTGTTTTTGTAGGTGTTTGAGTTTTAGTTGGTGTATTAGTTGGTGTTGATGTTTTAGTTGGTGTATTAGTTGGTGTGTTTGTTGGTGTTTTAGTTACTGAAGCTGTTGGTGTTGGTGTAGGGCATGATTGACTACACGGAAAATCTACCAAAATTGCCAAACCCGAATTAGGTTTAGTACTATCAACACAAACAGTAATACCTATTTCATTTCCTCCTTGAAAGTTACCGCAACAATCTGTATAATACCAATTTGTAGTGTCGGTTATTGCTGAAAAGCAAGTAGAAGGTGTTGTGGTAGGTGTTGGAGTGTTTGTAGGTGTTTTAGTTTGGGTTGGTGTTTTAGTTGGTGTTTGTGTCTGTGTTTTGGTTTGAGTCGGGGTATTGGTTGGTGTCTTGGTTACCGATGGAGTCAAGGATACTGTTGGTGTTGGGGTTGGGGTTGGATTTGCCGTCAAACAAGTCGCACAATCACCATAATTTGTTGACATAGTATCAACTTTATCCGAACCAGTTCCTGGTTCTGAAGTATCAACAATTTCATAACAACCTTGAGTTGTCGCACCTGTAAAGGTTAAATAATAATTCCCGCCGACCACGGGTAAAGATGAGCCACTAAATTCAACATCTAATGTGCTCCCTCCTGCACATGGTGCTATGGTATATGTTACTAAAGCCATTTTTTTCTATATAAATATGCGTTACTTAATGAATATTTAATTATTCTTCAGTTTGTTCAACCGATAACTTTTTATCAACGAATTCAGTTTCGTAGTCTTTCATCTTTCCAATATACCCATTTCTTCTTAAAATTTTAAATACTAAATTTTCATAAGATTGCTCACCACCTTGTCTAAGACCTTCCGTTCTATATTTTTTTAACTTATCATCAATCTTTTTAAACAAATCACGTATATCATCAACATCTTCTTTTTTTGTTTGGCTAATTACCAAATCAATTTGGTCCATCCAATTCTTAGTTTTCTTTTTTAAAAGTTCTTTATCTATTTTAAATTCTTCTTTTTTTGGAACCGAAATCCATTCATCAAACATTATTGAGTATGTTCCTTCTGAAAATCTTGGGACAGAACTATCTTCGATATACATTTCAACATCATATCCCCTAACTTTAATGTTATGAGTATTATTAAAAAGTGTTTTTTTAATTTTAAATAACTCTTGGTATAAAGGAATTTCATCTCTATCAAATTGGTCTAAATTAACAATGATGTGAACATCCGCATCTGAATACTTTGACCAATTGTAATTTGCTAAAGAACCAGGCATAATAATATCCGAAAAGAAAAAATCTACTTTTACGTACTCAATAAAAAGTTGAGCCGATTTAAGTAATGCGGTTCTAACTTCAGGTTGTAATTTTGGTGTATCTTCCCCTTTTGGTGTATACCAAATTTTTGGATTTAATTTATCCTTGGGTTCAAAAGAGTTAATTATTTCTTTATCAATTGCCATCCATAATAAATACAAGGAAATGTTAAAGTTTTTTGTATTTATATTTTTTAGATATTTGTGTATTAAAAAAATTTCCCTGCGATTCTGCGTTTCTAAACCTTACGTATAGTTCATGGGGAACTTTTTCGTATATGTACTGTACACCATTTTTAAATTCCGCAATTAAACTGTTTTCTTCTACGTCATACGTAGTTTTAACCAAGTTTGTTGAAACTATTTCATTAATTATCTTTGTACCTTCGATTGTTTGACTCTTGATTGCCATATTTTTTCTCCGCTTATATTATCGGGTTCATTTCCTTTTTGTAAAGGTATTTCTTTATCTATTTCTGAAAATTTAGTCATAATGTAGGTAGTAAAATCCGACTGTTCTTCTTCGGTGTTAGTTAAACCCAATTTTTCTAACATACTTCTTAAGCTTGTAAGTCGTTCAACTATTTGAGACCTAATAAAATATGCTTCTGTTGGGATATTAATTCCTTTAGATAATTGCCATTCTTCGGTATCATAATCCTGTAAAATTTTTCTCATTTTTCTGTATTCATTCAGAATGGCCAAATCCTTTTTGGTCGTATCTAAATATTTTTCCCAAAGTTTCATATAATATAAATATAAAAAACCCCCGAAACTAAGTCGGGGGTTAAAATTAGGATTTCATTTTTTTGATTTTGTCCCGTAGTTTGATTGCCGTTTCAAAATCTTCTTTGTCAATTGCAGATTTCAAATCAGATTCTAATTTAGTGATTTCTTTGTTTGATGTTTCAAGTTTTTTAATTTTATCTCTCAACTCTACCGCCTTTTCAAAATCTTGTTTTTCCACTACCTGAGCAAGTTCTTTTTTCAACATATAAATCTCGGTTTCTTTTTCAGTTGTTTCGGTTTTATCAGAACCAACATGATAAGTTGTCACTGTGTATGTTATACCATTTTTACCAGGTGTGGTATAGGTAGTTCTTTTCCACTTACCGTTTTCATTTTCACCCGATTCAGTGTTTTCTTCTAAACCCATTTCGTTTTTAATTTCCCAAGCGGATTTACTTAATGACTCATAAATGTCGTCAAATTCTTTTAACCAATCTTTTAATTTAAAATTTCTGTTAAACATATTTTTATTTTTTTATTTCTTTTATTTTCCTTACAATTATATAAAATTATACCAAAAAAGAAAATATGACATTTTGTCATATAATAAAGACAAATTGTCATAGTTGATAATATGAAACATAGTTGTATATTTGTGGTATGATTGAATCAATGGACGACAACGAAAATGTAAAACCGCAAAGTAGACGTAACAGTTCATCTACACCCGTATTGGATAACTTCTCAAAAGACCTAATAAAATTGGCGTCAGAAGGTAGATTAGACCCTGTAATTGGTAGAGAACGTGAAATACAACGAATTGCTCAAATTCTTTCAAGAAGAAAGAAAAACAATCCAATAATCATAGGAGAGCCAGGTTGTGGTAAAACCGCAATTGTTGAAGGTCTCGCCATGAAAATTTTTAATGGTGATTGTCCACGTAACTTATTGAGTAAGAGGATTGTTCTATTGGATATGACATCAATTGTTGCTGGAACAAAATATCGTGGTCAGTTTGAAGAAAGATTAAAAGTAATTATTGAAGAATTGTCAAAAAACCCCGAAATTATTGTTTTTATCGATGAAATTCATACTATAGTTGGTGCGGGTAACGCATCGGGCTCTATGGACGCCTCTAATATATTTAAACCCGCCCTTGCTCGTGGTGAAATTCAATGTATCGGAGCAACAACACTAGATGAATACAGAACAAACTTTGAAAAAGACGGTGCGTTAGAACGCAGATTTCAAAAAGTAGTTGTTGATTCACCATCAAAAAAAGAAACATTATTAATTCTTAAAAATCTAAGAACAAAGTATCAAGAATATCACAAAGTAAGTTATTCTGATGAAGTACTTGAGCTTTGTGTTAATTTGGCTGATAGATACATTACCGACAGAGAGTTTCCTGACAAAGCGTTTGACATTATGGATGAGGTTGGTGCTCGTGCACAAGTAGAGGCCAAAGTACCTGAAATCATAGAAAAACTTACCGCACAACTCAGAGAAATAAGTGAAAAGAAAAAAGATGTTGTGAAAAGACAAAAATATGAAGAGGCGGCAGAATTACGGAACAAAGAGAAAAAAATTGCCAGTAAGTTAGAAAATGAAAAGGAAAGGTATGAGATAGAAATGTCAGAAAAGAAACGCGAGATTTTACCTGAACTTGTTTTGGATGTCGTTTCTTCTATGACTAAAATTCCTGTTTCTAAAATATCTGTTGATGATAAAACAAACTTAATTGCCTTAGACAAATCTCTGATGGACAAAGTTATTGGACAAGATGAGGCGGTTACCAAAATTGCAAAATCAATTCGCAGAAATAGGTTGGGAATTAAAGACCCAAATAAACCTATCGGTTCATTCATTTTCTTGGGTTCAACAGGTGTTGGTAAGACTCACTTGGCAAAACAATTGGCAAAACAAATCTTTGGTAGTGAAGACAATCTTATCCGTGTAGATATGTCTGAGTTTCAAGAAAAACACACCATTTCCAAATTGATTGGTGCTCCTCCTGGTTATGTTGGTTACGATGAAGGTGGACAGTTAACCGAACAAGTTAAGAACAAACCTTATTCGGTAATTCTGTTTGATGAAGTTGAAAAGGCAAACAAAGAAATCTTTAACACATTGTTACAGATGTTAGATGAAGGTCATTTAACTGATTCTTTAGGTAGAAAAATCAACTTTAAAAATTGTTTGATTATTATGACTTCAAACTTAGGGGTTAAAAAATTACAAGATTTTGGAACTCAGATTGGTTTTTCAACCGCATCAAGCTCTTCAACACAAGAAGAGTACAAGCGTCAAATTCTTCAAAAAGAAATGAAAAATTATTTCTCTCCTGAATTTTTAAATCGTATTGATGAAGTTATTGTTTTTAACTCTTTGAAACAACCCGAAATTGAAAAAATTGTTAAATTGGAAATAGTAAAACTTAAAGACAGGTTAACAGAATTAAAACTTAACTTTGAATTTGACGATACCATAATTGAACATATTGCCAAAGTCGGGTTTGACGAAACATTCGGTGCCAGACCGATTAAAAGAGCGATTCAAGATGAAGTTGAAGATTATATTTCAGAAGAATACTTGGTTGGTAATGTAATTGAAGGTGAAAATTACGTCTTGAAATTTGACGAAATAATTAAGATAGAAAAAGTTTAACTTATCTATTGGGTATTGTTATTTGGGTAGGTGTCTTTGGGGTTTCGGACGAAAGTGGTTGAGCTTGTATTCCTTTTGGTTGTATGTTCACATCAGGTGTTTTTTGAACTTCAGGGGCTCTATACAAGGCAGTATATGTTTCATAACCAACGATACCATCTTGTTTTTTCAAAAGACTGTCTTTTTGGAACTGTAGAACCGCATTGTAGGTCATATTACCAAAGTAATTAGTTGGATTATTGATTTTTAAATATCCTTTATCTATTAACATTTGTTGTAATGTTTTTACAGAA